GCACTGGCAGAACGCTGATTGATAGCTTTAAGTTCATTGCTCATCTCCTGTCTCAGCTGGTCTGCATTGGCCTGCAGCGCCTGCTCTTTCTCACGCGCAGCGGCCATCGCCTTGGCGTGCTCCTCTGCGAGCTGCGCACGCTCACGATCCCATGCCGCCTGCACCTTGGCCTCGCCAGCGTTATGGCCGCGCCAGTACCCGGCACTGCCAGCAACGGCAGCCACCAGTACGCAGCCAGCGGCCATGTGTAAAGGGCTCATTTCGGTGGCACCTTGGTGCCTTCCAGTTTCTTATGCACGGTGATGACCTTGCAGACCTGCTTCTTGGTCTTGGGATCTTCCTTGCAGACTTCTTTCTTTTCGCCGCCAGCAAAGGCAAGGGCAGGCAGCAGGCACAGCAGGGCAATCAGGTTCTTCATCAGTGGATCTCCGGTTGAGGGGCAGGGGGAGGGGCTGGCTTACCGCCAAAGCCAGTCACCACTGGCGGGGCAGACAGCGAATCAATCGTCGGTTCAGTCCGTTGTACTGGAGCAACACTTTTCGGTGCAGCAGGTGGCGTGTCATTCCAGTCGCTGGCCTTCGACACACCTGGCGGCGGGTCGATCAGCTTGGCCACACCGTCCTTGCCTTTGATGGCGAGCAGCGTGCCGAGCGCACCGAGGATGTACTTGCTCATGTCCGACAGCAGCAGGAAAAATTGTTTGTCAGCTGGTGCCATGCCAACCATCGGCTGAGTAACAAAGACCACGCTGTACATCGACAAGCAGGTCATCGTCAGCACGACAAAACAAAACGTCGTGCCGATGATTAGCTTCAGCAGAGAATCCATCTGCTCAGGCGCTAAGTTTTTCATTGCTGAGTCTCCGGTTTGAATTCGGTTGACGGCACCAATTGGTCAGGGCAGGTACCTGTGATGGCGCACGTCGGACGTTGACACTCAGGCTTGTTCCAGTTCTTGTTGTCCTGGCACATGTACCTAAATCGATCTTCGCAGGCGGCAAGCGCAAGCAGCAGAATCAGGTATCGCATCACGCACCTCCCATGATGTGCAGGCAGTGCGCGTAATGTTTCTTGCGATCTTCTAGGCCTATCGTTCCCCCGTTGATGCGCTTGGTCATCATCAGGATGTCGCCACGATCTGCGAATTCGTTGAGCTTGTTGCTCTCCCAGAACCAGCACGCAGACTGCGCCGCTCCCTCAAATGTCTCGAGATATTCGATGGCTTCTTCTGGTGATATGCCAACGCTGTCAGCGAAGTTCGTTACATTAGTTTTGCCAGTGAGCTGGATAAGACCTCTGCCTCGAAACGCAAAACCATCACCACTAGACTCGTCACCATTACCCATCCTATTAGCGTAAATACGATTAGCAATGGCCTGCTGTTTGTTTGGTTTTGATGCGTATTGTTCTGCGATCTCATCAGTTGAAAAGTATTTAGGGAACAGCCGACGCAGAGCGGTGGCTTTGTAGTTCAGGTTTTCTTGAATGACTGTGAATTCAGCTGACTCATGAGCGCACTGGGCAACGAAAGCCGCAATGCGCTTAGGAGTTGTGATGTCGTAATCAGGAAGCAGCTGCTCCAGCGCGTGGTGCCAATAGGACACATACTTATTGCGCGGGATCATCTCCTTCAGTTGGCTTTCGGTCAGCATCCAGTCGCTCCTTCAAAATCTTTAGCCGCAACTCCTTCATCTTGCGGATCTCATTCAGTGCTGCATTCGTTGCGTTGTTCATGTCCATGTACATGATGCCCATGACGGGCAGCGCGATGACTAGCACAAGACACATGACCACCACGGTGACGAGTAGAGTCCACGGTATGTGCTGCTCAGACGAAGCAGGATCAGGAGGCCGCTGAACCACGCCAGGACGAACACCACTGCTCCAATCCATACCGCCTTTGCCCGAAGATCCGCGAGTGTCCTTTCCCGTTGCCATCTCGCTACCTGCGCCTTTCTCATTTCCTCAGCCAGTGCCGCGTTCTGCTCCTGTACGATCTGCTGCCACATCTTTTCGAAACGCGTCCAGAGGTCGCCCAATTCCGATGGCGCGTTATAAATCATTTCCTCGCGTATCTCGGCCAGCATGGCGTCCAGCTGATGCCGAACCTTCAGCCGCTCAAGAGCACGCCTAGCAAGCGACATCTCGCCCCGGTAAACCTCTTTTGCGTTTACCTCGCTGGCGATGTACGCCTTGACCATGATGTCGTACTGGTCAACGAACTTGCCCAGGTTCTCCCAGACATCGTTGAGCACATCAGCAGGGACGGCCTTGGCCACTTCCTGTACACGCTTGACTTCCTCGTTGTATTGCTTCTTCTGCTCAGGCGACGGGTTGGTGATCTTGTGGAACTGATCTTTCAGATCTTTCAGAATCCCGCCGACCTCGCCGCCCGTCTGCTTAATCTGCTTGTAAAGTTCGATCCCTTGGCGCGCCATCGATATGGCACTTGTCGCTGCCTTATACGCAGCGGCAATGGTGATGGGATCGATCACATTAGGTCACATGCAGCTTTTGCTTTAGTTCAAGAATCTCTTGATGCAGCTGATCGTTGCGCTCCTCGCACTTGCGGTTCTGCTCTTCGACTGCAGCCAAGCGCACAGACAGCCGCTCGACCTCTTCGCGCAGGGTCTTAATTACCTGGTCAATGGCATCGTCGTGTAGCGTCGCAACCTTGTCGTGACGTAGATCTGCCAGCACCTTGCGGTACATTCCATAAGCGCCTGCGCCAATGCCTGCAATGGCTGCGCCAAAGGTTGTCCAGAAACCGCTTTCCATTTTTCACTCCAATTTATAACCAATAGAATCTATTGGTATTTGTACTTATGCTGCGGCCTGCTCCTGCGCGGGCGGGAACAGAGCAGCGATCAGCTCCTCAACGGTAGTGGAGGCAGTAATCGCAGCCTCCTTGTCGGCGGCTTCTTGCAGCGTCGCTGCCCTGGCTGCAGCAGCTTCAGCTGGGATGTCCACATTGCGTTCGGCCTTACGAATCACCATCCAGTCAGTTTGTGCCAATGTTACATTGGCAGTCTGCTTGGTCTGAGCGATCCACTGCGCTTTCAACTGGTCAAGGTCTTTGGGGTTGTCTACGCCCCAATAGAACCGCTGGTCATACCAAGGATCGTCTGCGACCTCGACCACACCAAGCGCCTCGCGCACCGCCGGGTCGCGCAGGTGCGGGTAAGTCACGCCGTCCTCGGTCGTGTATTCGTTGTCGATGCTAATGGGTGTTCCGTTAAGTTGAAACATGATTACCTCGCTCTTGCGTAGTTAAATGGGGCTTCTGCGAATGCTGCAAAGATGTAGGTTGCGCCGCTGCCGTTATAGTCGTCCCAAGTCGAGCGGAGCTTGAAGCCGTTCGAGAGGATGTCCATTGGAGGGGTAGCAGACGCGGTAACTTCAGCGTCAGATCCGCTTGGACGGAGAACTAACTGCGATACGTTGTAGGTGTCGCGAGCGGTATCAACAAGGCTCCAAGCATTACCTGCTGCACTAGACTTCTTCACAAGAATCCAGCGCGGCCTAAACCCGCAGTACACAAATGGCCCATCAGCAGACCCGTTGCCGGTGTAGCTTCCGAACTTGGAGAAGCCTGCGACTTCGGCGAAGCAGTAGGCTACAGTAGTCGCACCGCTAAAGTTCGCCCCGTATGTACCGCCGTTGACGGTGAACACAGTGGAAGAAGGCGATGTGTTATTCAGCCAAGCAGACGAACCTGCTGCGCCGGTCAAGTTAAGGCTGATGTACTGGCCGTTTCCAAGCGACTTATGATAAATATCCCAATCAGCAACCCTGCTGCGACCTTTGATAATGATCATTGCAGGAGCAACACCAAGGCCGTGGCCAACAGTGCCAAGGGTTCCAGTACCTGTATACGTCACAACCGCAATACCAGCCGTCGTATTCGCGCTGACCGTGCTGCTGATCGTGCCTGCAGTGTTGGATACGCCTGCGCCGTTGGCTTTCCAATTCCAACCAACATATGTTGCCGTACTTGTGTTAAGTTTTGCCAATGCGCCTACAGTAAATCCATCTGAACCAAATGCAGTCAAGCCAGTAGTTTCTGTGGTTTCCGCAGACGTTGCGTTAGACACCAAGTCTTTCTGTACGCCACGAACAGCGTCATACAGGGCATGGTTAGTTGCACCGGAGCGACCTTTAATCCAAGTAAAGTCCGGCTGAAATCCAACACCAGTAACAGACAAACTAGAACCTGTACCCGTATACAGCACCGTGTTGAAATACTTCCCGGCCTGCGTACTCGCACTCGCCCCCACTGCTGGCGTGGGCAGGTTCTGCGTGTTCAGTGCTTTGAAGCCAGAGGGCGCGGTGTAGGCGAACGGGCGCTGGCCGAAGTTGACGGAACTTCCGCCAGCAGAAGATGATGTATCCCCAACCGCCGGGAAGTATGTAATTCCAGTAGTGAGGCCAGAATAAGCTGTTCCCTGCGATACGCCGTTTTTATAAAACGTGATCGAGCCCGCATCCAAATCCATCGCAACGCCGATAACATCGCCAGTTGTAAAAGTTGCTCCGTATGCCGTTGCGGAATTGCTGTTAAGCTTAAATGCGTTGCTTTGATAATGCCAACCGTTAGCTGAAACTCCCGGCCCAGCAATATTCAAATCCGTGGGAGACAACAATGCCCGCTCGGACATCATCCCAAAACCAGCACCAGCAGAATTAACCGTTCCTTCCCAGTACCATTTGCCTGAGCTTGCGCCAATTGTTGCAACAGAGGTGGCGTAAGTAGTGGTTGGGCCAGCAAAATCCAAATTGCCGTTTGTAAGAGAGCCATTTGAACCAGTTGCCAACGGATTCAACGTCGCGTAATTCCCCCGCACCTCGCCGCCTGCGCCCGTGTCCGTGCCGTAGTTGGTCGGGCTGTCAACGAGGCTGTCGTTGCCTGTGCCTGCGGTCACAGAAAAGTTGTTCGGAGTCCAGTTGTTACCGTTGCCGCTGGAGTCCTTGCCGAGCGTCGTTGCGGTGACACCAGAGTTGTCATCGAACTTCAGCCAGAAGCCGTTTGTGCCGTAGGTTCCAGAGTAAGCTTTGGGAACCCATACGCCAGTGTTTGCATCGGTTTCGCCGAATGAAGTCGGATCGAGTGCCTGACCGTCAATGAAGAAAACGTCAGTAATTAGGCCGTCGTAATAGCCAGATGTGTATGAGCCATTACGCCCAAGGCCGAGCGCAGCCGTTGTACCAATTTGCGTGTTTAGGTTTTGGGTCGGATAGGTGGACGTACTGAACGCAGTTACCTGCACACCATTCACCCAAACCTTTACGCGGTTTGAGGCAGTTGCTTGCGTGGTATCTACTGCCACCTGAATTTCATAGAAAGCCGATGGGTCACGAAATACCTGTGTCGTTACAAGAGCAAACTGAAGCGCTGAGGATGAGTATTCATCAACAACAAGCCTGTCACTAGAATCAAAGTAAAACTCTGTTCCCGTAGTGCCGCTTGAGTTTGTGTTGCCAAAGAAGTTTTTGACTGCCCCAAGCACAGAACGCTTCATCGAAAACTTGACTGTCCATTTCTGCCGATCACCAGCAGAAGGAGTCCGCGAAAGATACGCCGTATCCGCGCTGTTGAACCGCAGGCTGCGAGCGATCTGGTAGCCAGTAGCCCCAGCCGCTTGTGCAATGCTGTGCTGTAGGATCGTCATTAGGCCAATGCTCCGCTTGCAGTCAGATAGACGTTGGTGCCGTCCGGTGAGTGATACGACAGCTCATACGTGCCGGTGGCCGACAGCGCCGTCAATACGCCTGTCGCGACTTTCACCGCTGCTGCTTTGGCGATCGTGTAGTTCGAGCCGTTAACCAGGGTAATGAAACCGCTTTGGCCTGCAGTGATGTTTGTAAACGTCAGCGTGACTGTGCCAGTCGGCGTGCAAATAAAGTTGTTGGTCACGTTCATGTCGAACGAACCGGTGTTCGCGGTCGTGACGGTGCCGCGCTTGGATGCCGTCAGCGTCTGAGCTGTTCCAACAGTCGCGACATAAGTAGTATCAACGGCCACAGTGCCGGTTGTCGTGATCGTGCCACCGGTCAAGCCCGTGCCAGCTGTGAGCGATGTCAGGCTGCCAGCGCCAGCTGCGCCAGTAGCTCCCTGCGCTGCAAGCAACAACCAGTAGGACGTTGCTGTGTTTGGCGTTTGGTTCGTGCTTGCCTGGATCGCTAGGTACGAACTGTTGTTGTAGCTGACGACATCGTTCGTCGCATACGTCGCCGCAGACGACCATGCGCCTCGAGGCGTGAAGCCCACAGCTGCGGGGGCGGCAGTTCCTTCATACGTTGAGTACAAGCAGACAATCGTGCTGCCTGCACTGGCGGACGCTTGCAGGTAGTCGCCCGCATTGACATCAATAGGCTTAGGCCAAGTGTATGTGCTGTTAGCTGCAACCGAAATACCGCTGGCAATTGTGGTTGTTGTGCCTGTCGATTGCACATACATTTTCAGCGTGATAGTTGCTGCGCTTCCAGTTACATTAGCAAACACCAACCCATGTACAGATGCCTCCGTAGTGGCAGGACAAGTGTAGATGGTTGTGTCAGTTGTGCCGACCGCAATCGGCTTTCCTTTTAGTGCCATGATTAACTCCCGAAAACAAGTGCCATTGCCACCGGATCGGGAATGGCTGAAACAGATGCAGCGGTTGCTGGGGTAAAGCCAAGTGCCGTGGTAACGTCTGTGCTAGTCAGTGTTACTGAGCCAGTCCTGGTGTTAAAGCTTGTCACTGAACCTGCTACGTTAAACGCTGCCTGATTCCAAGCAGATCCAGTCCAAACATAAAGTTGGTTGCCGGTTGTGTTCCAGTAAATAGCGCCAGTCAACAGTGCATTGCCATCGTTGTCCAGCGTTGGAGCAGATGACTTAGCACCAAGGTATCTGTCATCAAAACTGTCATAAGCAGCCTCTGCTGCTGTCTGTGCAGAAGCTGCAGAAGTAGCGCTATTTGCTGCTTCTGTTGCCTTAGTAGTTGCTATGCCTGCTTGCGTTGTAGCAGTTGTTGCGCTTGTGCTTGCGGATGTGGCAGAGCTGGCAGCATTGGTTGCGCTGGTAGATGCGTTGCTTGCACTGGTGCTGGCAGACGAAGCAGAGCTCGCCGCGTTGGTTGCTGACGTACTGGCAGACGAAGCGCTTGAACTTGCCGAGCTGGCGCTTGAGGATGCTGACGATGCGCTGCTTGCGGCTGCGGTGGCGTGGTACTTCGCAGAGTAGTCCGTGCCGTTTACCGTACCACTGGCCTTTGATGCCCAGTCCTTTGCAGAACCAATGCTGCCGTCAACACCAGTGCCGCCAATGGCATATGCCTTGGCAGAGTAGTCGGTGCTGGAAACCTGACCAGTTGTCTTGGTTGCCCATTCGCTTGCTGTGGTAACTCCAGAGTTGACGCTTGATGCGGCAGAGGAGGCCGTTGATGCAGACGTTGCGGCGTTAGTTGCGCTTGTTGAAGCATTTGACGCGGAAGTCGCAGCAGCCTGGGCATGGTATTTGGCGCTGTACTCACCACCGGCTACAGTGCTACTGGTCTTGGTTGCCCAGTCATTTGCCAGTGTGGCAGATGCAGCTGCGCTAGTTGCGGAAGATGCAGCAGCAGATGCAGATGAACCGGCTGCTGCAGCATCAACAATAATTGACCACTTGGCAGAGTCAGTATTGGACGAGATCGGCGTGGTGCCGGTGGACGTGTGCGCAACGGTACAGATGTAGACGTTGCTGTTGCTTGCATCTTTTACGATGTCGCGCAGCGCGTATGACGTGCTCGCAGCCCAGTTGCCGCGCCAGTTACCGATGCTGTCGCCGATGACAGGGTTGCCGTTGGAGTCAAACGCCAGCGTCTTGTTTGCCCGAGCCGATGCTCGAGGCAGCGTCATGTTGATGCTGGTCGGGTCGGTCTGCGGCGCCTGCAGTGCGCGTGCCAGGCCTTCAGCATTCTGCTGATTGAAGATCGTCTGCTGGTCGAGCTCGTCGTTCAGCGTGTTGGCAAAGAAGTCGCCGCCAGTTACAAAGTCTGTCGTGCGCTGGATCGTCCTGTTGCCAACGACAGCGATCTGCGTCGCACCCGTCGGGCTCGCAGTCAGGGTCACGCTGCCGGTGCCGTTGCTGTTGATCGTCACCGTGTAATCGGTGGTCAGCGTCAGCAGGGTATCGTCCCGATAAACGGCAATGTCGGTCGCCGCCAGGATCTCAAAGGTGAACGCATACGGGCCTGTGCCGGAAGCGGCAAAGACCACCCTGCGGGTCACGTTGTTAATTGGCACGCCCATAATTCAACCCCTTCTGATGAAAATTGTACAACCACTTATTTGCCGTAAGTATCAGCAATGATTCGATTTTTTCGCATTTTTGCGCCAAGCTCAGGGAACTCCACTTTCACGTCTGACAACCCTACGTCAGCCTCATTCCCGTCGTTGTCGCCAACCATGCGTAGCTTTGCCATCTGCCGATACTGCTCGGTTAAGTGTTTGATAATGTTCTGCTGTTTGCCAATGGATGTTTCCTCGCCCAGCGCCGCAGAATCCTCGCGCTCGCGCCGGATCTCATAGACGATGCGCTGCTCGAGATTCATGCCGTCATCCAGTATTTCTTGACCATACAGTTTCTTGAACCGGTTGATCTGGTCTGCTGACAAGCGCACGCCGTCCCATGTCTCGCTGGGGTTGGTGATGCCAAAGTTTAGGCTGACAAGGATCTCGTCGGCTTCGGAAAACTTGCCCTCGCTGGCCTGCACCACGGGCGACCAGTTTGCCCAGTAGTCCAGACCACGGTTGCGCACCTTGCTTTCGCGGCCAAGGTTGTCCAGCAGCGGCGGTACGTTGGCAGATACGCCTGGGATGCGTGACATGACCCGTTGCCAGGCTTCTTGAAAAGCCCGCAGGACAGGCGGTGCGTCCATCTCTGGTGACTTGGTGTTGGATCTGGTCGGGTCGAACAGACGCTCAATGTGTGCCATCGCGGTGCTGTTGGTCATGCCAACGCCAGGCGTGCCGGTGTAGACAAAGTTGGCGTATTGCTTGGCCAGCGCGTCAAAGACCTGAACCGTCTTTTCGCCTGCGTCGTTGGAGCGCGAGCGGGCGATCTGCAGCAGCTCGCCAATGCCCTGCATCAGCGGCAGGTTGCCCATGTACTCAGCCGTGGCAGTCATGCCAGCCATCGCCATGACCTGCCAATCCTCGCGGTCTGGGTGACGGTCAAACTTGGCGGCATCGCCCATGTTTGCACCAAGCGCCAGCACCATGCTCACAGGGTCGAAGCGGGCATAGCTGACATAAACCTTGTCAGGGCCGACTCCAACCTTTGTGATGCCACGCAGCCGCTCAAGGTTTTCTTCGCTGATCTCACCCTTGTCGAACACGAGCGAATGCGGTTGCCAGCCAAGCGCCTCAAGCGCCTTGCGATCCTCAGTCTGCGTCGGGCCTGAACCGGTGATGCGGTTATCGAGCGCCATCAATGCAGATCCACTCACAGCGGTGCCGCCCATTGCCAAGCGGGCAATGGCAACATCGCGGTGCCTGCCGCCTTTTTCCCACAGGTCATAAAAGCGTGGAGACAGCATGTTCAGCATAGGGATGTAGCTTGACCCCTCGTTGAACAGATTGGTGATGGTCTTGGAGAACGGGACAATCACCTTGACCGGAGCAAGGTTCAGGACATTGTTGGCTTGGTAGTAAGTCTCGCCAAGTACACCCTCGCGCTCAATACGATCCTGCAGCGTCACCATGCGACGGAAGCCGTCCATGTTTTCCTGAATGGATTGCGGGCGTTCCGTCAGCATTTGCCCGACCTTGGCAGACACCTCTGCTCGAGCTGCGTCCTCGGTCATGCCGTTGGCGATCAGCCGGTCATACTCTTTGTTTGCAAAACGCCATGCTTCCTCATGCAGCTGATAGCGGGCTGCAATACCGCCGACAAATTCATCGGCTGCGGCAATCGGCTTGAAGCTCAAGATGTCTTGCGCAAAGCCAAGGCCATCCAGCGCCTTGCCAATCCATGTGTCGCGCAGATCCGGTGTCCGGTAAACCTCTTTACCGAAAAGACGGAGCGGGGTATCTGACAGGTACTCTGCGCTGACCGGGTTTCCGGCCTTGCCAGCGTCGCTGAATTTGGACTCGCCGCCACGCTTGAATGCTTCCTTTGCGAGCTCCCAGCCATCAAGGATGCCGTTTTTTACACCAGACAGACCAGCCAGAATATCGTCTGCCATGTAGCGATCAGGGTCGCTGCCAGGGATCATCTGGCGAGCCTTGCCGATAGGTATAGCTAGCGACCGCTCAATGGGCGCAAGCGATCCAAACACTGAGCTGCCAGCCAAGTTGTATGCGTGCGTCTGCGGGTCGTTCAGCAGGTTGGCTTGATAGGTATGGAACCAGACATCCCGCAGCTTCGCGCCAAGGCCGACTTCAACCAGAGCATTCTTTCCTGCGCGGGTAGGTGCAGCCAAGTAATCCTCTGCCAGCTGATACAGCACCGAGTCGGACTGATTCGCGCCAAGCTCGTCCAGCGCAGCGCGGATGTCCTTGGTGGCCAGTCCCGGCCCCTTGTCCTTGACGCGCTTAAACACGTTCATGGAGCGGGCAACGTCGGTCTGGATACCCTTGAGCTGGTCAACGATGATCTTGTGCTGCGCCAGTTTCAGGCGCAGGTCGAGCTTGCCAGCATCGTCCAGCTGACCAGCAGCCATCTTGCCAAACAAGTCATCCAGCATCTTGGCGCTTTCGTCATGCACGGTCACAGCACCAGCAAGCTGCTGCGCAAGCTGACTGCCGCCAACAGTCGTTTCCATGCTTTCGCCTGCCAGCGTGCGCTTCAGGAACTGCTCAGGCACGCCAGCATTGATGGCACGCATGTACATGGAGCGAATCGACATGCTGGGGTCTTGCTTTGCGGCAGACTCACCGGCAGCACGGATCGTGGCAGCCAGACCATCGTTGTCCGTCCATGCGCTTGAGATCGGTGTTTCTGGCGGCTTGGCCTGTGCCTCGCCAGCGGCGATCATGCGATCACGCTCTGCGGCAACCTTGTTTACATCGGTCACATCTGCAGCGCGAACCTGCGGCTTTGGTTTTGGTGTAACAGCTGGAGCAGGCGCAACTGGCGGCGGGTTCGGATTAACCACGCCAAGCGGGGCAGGGGGCTGCGGCATCTTTGCTGCATCGTCCAGCAGCTTAGGTTCTTTGGCTGCGCGAGCTCCCTTGCGTACCAGCGGCTCAAGAATATCGCGGGTCAGTTTGCCAACACCGGCAACTTGAATGGAGTCCGGTGCTTCTGGTTCCTCAGTCGGCGGCAAGGCAGGCGGCAGCGCAGTTGGATCTGGTACTGCTGCCATCTGGTCGATGCGCTGGTTGAGCGGGTCAATTGCCATTACTTATTCTCCTCGCCGTCAACAGATGCCGGAGATGCAGCAGCCGCTCCAGCTGCAGCCCTCTTTGCTTTTCTTACAGATTTCACGCCTTTGACATAACCGCCGGGGGCAAGAAATTCACCTATCGTTTCGTATGGGTTCTTGCCGTCACCAACCTTGCCGACGTTCTTATCTAGCCAGTCTTTGACTTCCTCGGTCGTTGGCAGTGTCGTTTGGTCATTGACATCACCGCCCATCATATTGATGACCATGCGGCCAATGCCTTCCAGATCACCAGGCAGGCCGACAAAACCCTGAGTCATGCCTTTGGCGGTAGCAGCACCCATGTCCATCATGCCCATGCCAGCATCGGTCATGGTCTTGTCTGTCTTGTACTTGCCCGCGCCGCTGCCGCCCATTGCGAGCTGCACGCCATCCATCGACTGCTCTGGCGCAGGCGTTGGGTAATCGCGCTCAAGCGTAAAGTCGATGTACGCGCTGTCAAAGTCTTTAATCATAGCGAGTCCAGTCGCTTGCGCTGTTCGTTAATGGCGTTCAGCTTCTGCCGGATAGCCTCAAGATCCTCCGACTTCAAGCCAAGTTTGCTGGACTGGCTGGAAATGTCGGCAAAGCTGGTTTCCTCTGTAAATGTGATGCCGGTCTTACGGATCGATCCGCTCACGCCGTAGTAAGTATTCAGGTCGGAAAGCGTGCTGTTGATGCGCTGCGCAGGGATAGACTCACGGCGCTCTTTCAGAATGCGGTCACGGATCTCAATGCGGGTCGGCGGCACTTTGCCTTCTGCACGCGCCTTCTCGACTTCCTGCTTGTATGTCTTTTGGAATTTTGACTGCAAGCCAATCAGCGCATCGGTTTGTTTCTGCGTCAAGTTGGTCTGACCGGCAACAGTCTTTGCCTCAAGCCGGAATGAGTTTTCAATGTCTCGTTCTTCCTCGTTGCCGCGAGAAATGTAGAAACCAAGCACATGATCGTTGAGTCGCTTTTCGCTGACACCGAGTTCGCGTGCGCGACGTTGCAAAGCCTGCGCGTTAGGGATCAATCCTTCCATGATCTCGGTCTTTAGCTTGAACTCACCGCCAGCATTGATCTGCTCGCCTTCTTTCAGCTTCTTCGGCAGGTCAAACACCTTCTCTGGCGAGATTGCCTTGGGGTCAAGGATAGATAGCGCTTTGAGATCTTTGAGCGCTTTGGAGTCCCTGCCGCCGCTGTCCAGATAGCGCAGCGTCAAAGTCGCGGCCTCGACCACACGCTGCTCATGCAGCTCTTTCTCGGCTTTTTCAGTCTGGCCTTGGCGCAGCGAAACGATGTCGCGCAGAGCAGAGCGGATTTTGGTCTTTTCCTCAAACGACATTGAGCCCCAGACTGAGCTCATCTTCCCAGCGTCGTTGCCATCCAGCCTGGTAATTGCCTTGAGCGGATCTGCCGAGAACTCAGGCGACGTTACATACTCGGAAACAGCGTCAACGCGGATCTGCGCTTGACGTGCATCGATGTCCTTTCTGAACTTTTCAAGCGTAACAGGGCCATGCAATGCTGCCTGATCCAGCATGGTTTTACGATCCATGTCGGCAATTACCGGCGACGAATTTGGATTGGTGGCAAGCGCGGCTTTATACAGCTGCATCCGGTTGTCCAAATCCATCTCCAACTTGACCAGCCCTTGCTCCTTGGTTTTCTTGCTCTCCAACGCCAGCGCATGACTGAGAACAGAATTGCCGTGCGTTGCCATACTGGCGCGGAACTTCAGCGCGGCCTCGCCGTCTATCTTGGCCAGCGACGCGGTGTAACCGTCAGTAATCGATGTGATCTTGCTGCTCACCTGCTCTGCAGTGATCGGCTGACCAGCTTCAATCTGCGCCAGCATCTGCGAAAGCTGCTGCCTGCCTTCCATCTCAAAGGCATTGGACAGCTCAAAGCTGCGGGCTTTGCGCACAGCCTGGTCGAAGTAGCTGAAGTTACCCTGCGGGATTAACTCTGACGTGTCGCCGTTTTTTGCGGCTTCAATCTGCTGAGGCGTGATCGGGTTCTGGGCTGCGTACTGCATGGCCTGCTCGACGCGGATGTCCTTGATCTGTGCATTGGCAAATTGCCCCATGCGGTCGATCACATTGGCCAGCGTCTGGTTGGCCTGCGCCTCAGCACGCGAGCCGACGTAATCCACGCCACGCGGGACAACCTGCTGCATTGGCGCATAGTTGACCTGGCGCAGCTGGATGTTTCCTGAGTCGAGTCTGGTCGCCATTTATTTACCCTTGTAAGCCTTGTAAGCGTCGATGCCACCCTGCACCAGCGATGCGGTTTCCATGAGCCCGCCAGTGCGACGAGCCGCAGACGCTGCCTGCGTGTACTGACCTGCCTGGCGTTTTGCAGCCCACTTGTCGAGCGTGTTCTGCAGCTGGGTGGACTGGATCATTGCAGTCGCATCCTCAAAGCCCATGACCCGCGCAGTCAGTGCATTCAGGTCAGCAATGCCAACGTCCATCATCGTGTTGCGCACATTCTCTGTTTGCACAGCCTGAAACGAGCCTTCTCCAACCACTACGCCAGACGCAGCTGCTCGAGCACGGATCGCAGCATTGGTCTGCCGCATGTTCTTGAGCAGCGTATTGCCAGCGATCTCATAGTTGCGTGCCTCGATCTCCGCACGCTTAAGCATCCGGCCAGCCTGGATGTTGGCGTACTGTTCAGAGAACTGAGCGCGAACGTCAGACAGCGCTACAGAGTCAGCGGCCTGCAGCAAAAAGCCGGTTTCCTGATTGATGGCAGCAGCCTTCTGCGCCTGACCGCTGGCATAGGCGTTCAGGAAACTGGCTGCGGCTAAATAATTGTCTGCCATGTTTTACGTTCCCGAATAAACAGCCACGCGGTAATCCAATCCCAGCAGGTTCATCTTCAGCGGCAGGTTTTGGCTAACCTCAATGGCCTGCTCGTTGCGGTAGCCAAGTACGCCGTTGACCCGCTTGATGCCGGTGAACGTCGGCACGGCACGGTCAAGCAGTGGGTTGTCCAGCGCCCGCGTGATGACAGGCTGATTGTTCATCAGCATGTGCTGCGTTTCTTTCACCACTGCGCTGATCTGCACGATGCGCTTTTTAAAAGACACGCGGCTGCCGGTCTGCAGCTTGATCTCTACCGGCATCGTCTTGACGTACACAGTGATCGGCAAGCCGACCTCATAGCTGGTGACAGCCTCTCGGTCGAACGTGATAGCGCCGCCTGAACTCACAGTCTCGTTGGACTGCGGCACGCCATCCGTGATGACGTTCAGCGACTTGCCGATGTGCGGCAATCCGGAGCCCACACCACCAGCCGATGCGCCCACAAATGCGCAATCTGTATACAGATCGTCTTTGAACTGCTCAATAAAGTACCGAGTTGTGCTGTTGAACACGCGCTTGGTGACGACATAGATCTGGGTGATGTCCACGCCGACATCAACAAACTCGCCGTCTGTGGTGAACTCAGACGGAGCTGTAATCTGCTGGCTGCGCATGATTGAAAAAGCCGCCATGCTGCCGTCGCTGCCGTTGGTCATGAGCAGCAAATCAGACTCATCTGTGCTCGAGGCCTTGCGCAAAGCAATGCGCTGGGGAGCTTTCAGAAGATGGCCAGACAGCAACGAGATGCGCTGCGTGATGTATGTCAGCTGCGTGTCAGAGAAGATAAATTCGTTCAGTGATTTGCCCTGGCGCTGAATGTAAATGCTGCCGGATTCGACCGACTGCACCCGCGTGCCAGGCTTGATTCCGTTGCGGCTGACGTTCTTAAACGTGAATGTCAGCGGGGTGATCGGGTCGGTTCCCTGCTGCGGCACATAGAACTCGCCACCAGTGGTAAACACCTGGAAGTCACGCGAGCTCACGATGTCCGTGATGACGTTAAGCTCGTTGGTGTCAAGCGTTGCCTCAACCGCATCATCGTCCAGCGATTCGGACGGCACAAAGTCAAAGAACAGGCCGATCTTGCTGCCCCAGATGGTCGATGGGCGCGACTTGCTGCCACCGAAATACAGCCTGCCTTCATGGAAGGTCACGCTGCGCGGCCATCCCTTGCTGGAGCTCCACACATCCTCATAGCCAGACTCGATCTCCCAGTTGCCCTGGGCGATGTTGCTGGTGTCAAAGAACGGATACTCGGTGACAGCCTTGACGGTTGTGCCGTTGACGTACTCGACAATGCGAGCCCGGCCTTGCGGTGATGCGTTGATGTACTGGTTGACGCTGGCAGAAGTGAAAACGCTGTTCTGCGATGTGAGCGTCACGTTCCCAGACACAGCGCTGGGCGTTAGATGGCCGACAGACGGCGTGGTCGTGGTCAGCGTGAATGCGTATTTCGGGATCGAATCAAACGTGATCGTCGTTACCGTCCAGCTTGAGTCTGAACCGCCGCGCACGATCTTGACCGGCTGCATGTCAGGATGCACAACGATCAGCGTGTCTGCGCTCTGCGTCCAGCACATGTCATCGACAATGCTGCTGCCGATGCTGGTTGTCAGGTAGTTATTGCCGCTGCTGTTGATGTTGGCAATCACAGCACCGTTTTTGATGACGTACATGCGGTTATGCGTGAAGCACAGCATGTACGAGTCATCGACGGAGAACTGGAAAGGCACCAGGCGCACGCCATTACCAGCAGATGCGGTGCTGCTGTTCGGCAGCTCGAGGATGTGTTTCAGGCCTGGGCGACGGCGCAGACCGCCCTGCGGCTGGATCAGCACATTAGTCGCTTTGGCCAGCGCATTGCCATACGCCTGCAGATCCACGCGAGCTCGCAGCAACGGGTCAAGCTCCCCGGTGCTGAAGTTCGTAGTGAAGTCAACAAAGCGCGGCATCAGTTCCTCACAGCCAGAAGCGTGAAGTCCTCGATGGCGCGGGTCGGCTGACCTTGCGCGTCGATCTGGGTTGCGGTGCGGAAGTAGCCGCCGCGACCGTTCTCAGACGGGTCGCCCACAGCCTTGCGCTCCCAGCGCAGCGACTTGTCCTGTTGCTCAGTGATCGGCTCTGCCAGATGCCAGGCCATCATGTACTTCATCAGCTGAACGAAATACTGCGGCCAGGCGAATTCGCCGACGCTGTACTGATAGTCGATGTACACAGCCGTCAGATTGGTCAGCAGCTGGTCGCCTTGGATCTCCCAGTCTTTTTGCACTGGAGCTCCAGGGGAAGGGCTGTTATAGACCGCACGCGGGCCTGCAAGCCGGTCGCCTGGCAACTGGTAGGCATACGCCCAGACCGATGTTGGCGCGGTCAGCAGGCGGGCAAGCTGAACCTTCTTGGTGTTGAATGACCACGGGTACATGACAAGCGTTGAGTCCCGCGTGTCAGGGTATAGACGGTCGCAGGCATTGGACTCGTCAGTGCCATCATTGAAAGACGAAATGGGCGCAGCGCCCAGCAGAATAAGGGCATCTGCACAGATCGAAACACCGGTATCGCCTGCAGCCATTGCAACCTCTTAATGTGAGAAAGGCCAGCCCCCGGTTTCCCAGCGGCTGGCCTCAGTGCCGAATTACCGATTAATCGGTGTTCGTGCCAGTGTTGACTGCCTGTGCATCAGCAACGTCAACCACGCCAGCAGCGGAGATCGACAGCACGACATGGAAGCCAGCCGTGGACACGGAGCCCGAGCTGGTGGTCACGCGGTAGATCAGATCGCCAACTTTCAGGATCGAAGCGATGCTGTTGAAATAACCGCTGGTATCAACCGTAGCGGCGGCATCAGTGGTGGTGTAAGTCCACATTTGCGGGGCATTGCCCGCTTTGGACTGACCACCTGCGGCGTTCAAGCCAGCTGCATCAAAAGCCATGATTCAGCCCTCCCTATTAAGCTGCAGCCGCAGTGTCGCGGGCAGTGATCTTGACGATACCCTCGGCATCGATAGCAACCGAACCAGCCGAGAACAGAGCATTGACCAGCCAGCTCGTTTTCTCAGGGATGTAGTTGATCTCAGTCTTGGGTGCGATGCCTTCTGCGTAGCCGATAGCGTCGCGGTGGAAGGCGTACAGGGTGCGGTCAGACGAGCCGTCGATGGGCAGGCCACCTTCTGAGCGATCGCCCAAGATGTGGAACTGGAAGCCCATGAAAGTCGAGATTTCGCCCTGAACCAGCGCCTTGACGGTGTTGAAGTCAGAGCTGGTCACAGAAGTCTGCTCAAGCATCGCAGCCAACGAGTTGGCGTGGATGATGATGTGGCGACCCTCGGAAGGCACGTTCTTGGCGTTCAGGATCTTCGCAGCCTCGCGCAGCTTCGAGATGTTCATATTGGTGTTTGCGCCACCAATAGAGTTGGCCACGGTGCCGGTGCCAGAAGCGGCAGCCAGCGCGTCGAGAATCAGCTGATCCTGACGGCGACCGATAGCAGCGCCGACCACTTGGGCGAGCTCAGAGCGCTCGTCAAAGTTGACCTTTGCCTGCGAGAAGATGTCCGAATACTCGGCGGCGTTCCAGTCCGACATCGTGCAGGTCACGGTCGAGAAGCCGACGTTCATCGGGGTTACATCGGTCTGGGTAACGCGAGCAGTTGCCACGCCGCGACCGACTTTCGGGAATTTTACTTGGGAGCCTTCGACACCACGACGCTGACGCACAGCGCCCACCAGCATTGCTTTGCCCTGGTAAGCCTGTTTGACTTCAGCATCGAACAGCGTCACAAAGGCGTTCGAGAGAGAAACGCTCATTTGTATACCTCGTTCGGTTAAGTAGTCAGGGGTTTGCGCGTCGGTGAGCCGGGTATCCGGGCCTTGCTTGCTGCTTACGGCAGCCAATCGGTGGTGTCTCGCCACAGGTCAGGGCCGGTCGCCCGGTATGCCTTGCGGCTGATTGTATTGTCGCGTGAACTATTTGCAACACGTCCGATTGGCAAATGGACAAAAAAAGCCCCGCCGGGGGAGAGGGCGGGGCAAAGAGGCGACAATGGCAAGTCGCCTGCGAGAGATCAGTCCTTGACCACCTGGGCAAACATCTTTTCCACCTTCTGGCGGTATGCCGGGTCGGTCTTGTATTTCGGATCAGCCACCATCGCATAGAGCTCGTCCTTGGTCGGTACGCCATCCAGCGGGGCAGTTTCAATTGGCATCCGGCCTTCGTACATCTCGCGCAGCTTGGCCAGCATCGTGATGCCTCGAGCCGTACCCGCCATGATCTTGAACTCGTCCCAGTCCTCCTGACCCCAGGTTCCCTTGGCGATCAAGCCTCGAGCCCAGTCAGCCATGCCGTTGACCATTGCGCCACCATTGGGGCCGAGCTTCTTCATCTCGGCAGCAGCGTCCACAGTCTCGCCGCCGACCAGTTCCTTGGCCTTTTCTTGCAGCTGGCGGGACAGGTCATCGAACTGAGCTTGCGAAAGCCCGTTTTCCTTTGCCCAGCCGACCAGCGTCTGAGCCATCGGGTTCTCGGTAGCGTTCTCGCCAAACGAGCTCACGTCATAGTTGCCGTCCTCTGGTGCCTTGTGCTTGCCCTGGCTGATCTGCTTGCGCAGGTCTGCCCAGCTTTTGGACATCGCCTCAAGGTTGGCTTCGCCTTTCTCGGCGTTCCAGAAGTTGTCAGGCAAGTAATCCGGCTTGGTCTTTGGTGCGCCGGTATCGGATGCAGAACCAGCCGGGTTCTCCGGTGTCTTGTGGTCGATGGCGACCGCATCCTTGGTTTCCGTATTGGTATCGTCTTGCAGGTTCACGTTGTCGAGTAGGCCAGTGCCAGCACTGGGCTCGACGGCGGTGTCTGTAGTCATAGGTTCCTTTCAAATTAGAAAAGTGTTCTTGCTGCTTTTAGCAAGATTGTCCTTCGCCCAGATGGGTCGAAGATTTGTGTAGTGAAAGAGCTTTATCAATTCACTCTCATCACCAGCAGACGAGCACGGAACAATGTGGTCAACATGCCAACTTCCGCTGTTATCCCATGTCATTCCAGGTAAAAATTGCTTCTCAATATGCGCTTTGAACTCAAGGATGTCGCAGCCAAGCATTTTCATTGTTCGGCTGTTTTTTTTCACGCCTTTTGCTTGGAGTGCTTCGCGCACCCTTACGCCAAGCCGATTACGCATCGCATATAGCGGGTCTGATTGCCGACGCATTTTTGAGTACGCAGCAGATTGAAAAATAATCTTTTCCCTATTTTTCTCCCTGTACTCTCTGGCTTTCTGCAATCGTTTTTCTTTGTGCTTCCTGTATTGCTCTTTGTTTTTTTCTAGAGCTCGCTGCTTGTCGCATTGCAAGCACTGTCGATTTCCTACGCGGCGCAAAGACAAATGACCGTTAACGCATTCAATACCGTTGAAGTAATGAGTTAACCCATTAGCACGCGCATCGGCGTAAGAAATCACATTCACAAATTACGAGCCTGCTGTATCCGCGCCATTAAATCCCGCACGACGTTTCTTTGCCCTTCGGCAAAGTACGCGTGCGAGGGGTCAGTGCCCGGCACGGCGACAGGCACGTCCACATACATTTCCTGCAGCCACTTCAGCAGCGCCAGTCCATCCTCGGTGCCGAGTACGCGCAGGCAGAGCCTTGCCAGGTCATCGCGCTGCTGGGTAGCAGCACGGATGTCTGGCGACTCATCTAATGCTTCCAAGTCCTCCCAGCTCATCGCGGCAACTCGGCAAGCGGTTCATTCGGGTCGGCAAACGGTGACTTGCCATCCTTCATCCGCATGACCGCGTGCTCGACGGCTTTGTCGATAATTGTTGACGGCATCTTGCTCATGAAGGTTTTGGACTTCGGATCGTTGCGCAGAAGGTAGTCCATCTCTGGCTTGGTCAGCGTCGGAACGATCAGCGGCACTTGGGTTTCCTTGCCGTTCAGACCAACGCCAATGCTGATCTCGGTCATGACATTGCCGTCTGGGCGCTTAATCACGCCAAAGTAACCGCTGCCTTTCTTTGTGCCGTCTGCACGATTTCCAAAATCCATCACATCGCTCCTTCAGGTTGCGGCGGCTGACCAGCCTGCATCATCTGAGCCTGCGCCATCGCAGCCATTGCCTGCTGCTGCTGGGCTTCTTCCTTGATGACAGCGCGTTCCTCAGCGGTGTTGCGCACCATTGCCGGGACACCCAGCTTGTCGCCGACGTAATCGACAGCAACCTCGTTCTTGAGCGCCACCTGACCATCTGAGCCAAACGCGCCAGACTGCATCAGCTGTTGGTATTGGATAATCGCGTTGACTTCTTCCATGTTCTGCGCCATCGCCAACGGTGCGACCGGCACCACCTTGACCTCGAGGCCGTTGACGCGCAGAGGCAGCTGGATCAGACCGCGCTCGTCCATGACCTCAAGGATCTTGGCCACTAGCGGGATCATCGTTTCGTTAATCAGGCGACCGAATGCAGAGCCAAGGTTTTGCGAGAGCTCCTTCATGCGCTCGACAATCTCGGTGGCCGACCGTGCCGACATGTTCTCTGGCGGCAGGGACTCGTCCAGCAGGATGCGCTTGATGTTGCTGCGCAGGTCGTTGATGACCAGCTGGCTGACGTTGAAGTCGCCGGAGCGGGGCAGGGCTTGCAGTGCTGGGCCTTGCGGGCCACCGTTGCGAGCCACAGGGATGATCGCGCCAGGAATGATCTTGACGGTGTTCGGGTTCAGCACGCCATCGTCGGCAGCCGTGTACACACCAGCGACCGCAATGCTGGCGTTCTTCAGCAGGAGCTCAATGGTTTTGTTCAGCGTCTTGATGTCGGGCAGGGCGGTCATCAGCGGGCCGCGACCATAGATCTCGCCTGCGACCTTCATGTACCGCGAGATCACCCAGGGCGATGACTTGCGGCGGCGGTAGACCAGTTCCTCTTTGCCTTCCTTCCAGATGACGTGATAGCAGTAGTCGCCGCGGCCAGCGTCGTAGATGGTCGCTTCCAGCAGCTCAATTTCCTCTGCGGGTTTCTGCTCAATGCGGCGCTTAAGGTTAGGCGACAGCTTAACATCAGGCCACTGACGCTCGATGCTCTCTCCCTTCAGACGCATCCGGCGATAGACGTTATCGACTTGACCGTTTGCGCCTTCCTCGTAGCTGACCAGGAACAGCGGCACCGGCACAAAGTTGATCGGCGACACATCGTCACCCGGCTGCACCATCATGCAGGCAGTACCGACCGCCAGATCCAGCAGGAATTCACCGATGGCGATGTCGAAGTTGGACTGCTTCAGCACGTCAAACATCTTGTCACCATAGGTGTCCAAGATCTGCTGCAGCATCGTTTTTTTCTCAAACGGGATGGTCGGGCCAGCCTCGAGCCGCGACCACTTGCGCTGCGGAGGGAACACCACTGATTGCAGACGGTTAGCAAACCGCTGGGTCGAGTTGATGGCAGTCGAGTCAAAGACGCGCTGCATCTTCTTGCTGCCGGTCGCGCCACCTTCCCAGACTCCATACAGCTGACGCTGGGGCAGGGCGAACTCATACGCGTCCTGATACAGCTGCTGAAACTCGTCCTTCTTTGTCTGCGCTGCAGCTTGGCGCTTGATGATCTCCTCAACCTTCAGACGCTTGCCGCCAAGCGGTGTCTTGTATTCCATCTCAGTCATCCTTTTCTAGCCTGGCGTTCTTGTTCGCGTCAGTGATGGGGCCGCCTGGTTCCCATGTGTTGCACGTTCTGCTTGCCGTGCATGGGATTTCCCATTCATCGCAATAACCGCCAGATTCGCCTGTATCGACCCAGCTTGGATCAACCTCGGGAGGCGTTACCTGTTCGTACTTTTTCATGCAGTCATCGATGAATTTCGTTTTCCAGTAATGACCGCAATTGCTGCAAAGCATCTCTCTGGCAGCAGACTCGCTGACATTCCACACCATCGACTTCTTGAGCCAGAAGATCACCTCTGGAGCACGCGGATTCGGCGGGCCAAGCTCTGCTTTGACGATGCAGATTCTGTGGTTCTTGATACTCAGCGCTTTGTTCTTAAGCGACGGAGGAACCACCTTTTCGCCTTCGTATTCCATCACGCCGCCTTTGATTCGCTCATCAGTCCACGCTTGCGCTTGGCACGATCCTGCTCCGACAGCGCGATGGCAATTGCCTGATCCTTGCTCGTTACCTTCTGGCCTGAGCTCGACTTCAGCTTGCCTTCCTTGTACTCACCCATCACTTTCTTTACTTTGTCCATCATGCGTCCTTCATTAACGGTCTTGATGTTCTGCGCGATACAGCGGCCAGTCGCGCACCTTTGCGCTCGCCAACTTCGCGCTGATAGCCTGTTTGCAGCTGCTGCTTCTGTTGCTCAAATTTTCCTGTGTCGAATTCAGGAAGCTGCGGAGCCGTTGGAGCAGATGGCGCTTCAGGAGCTTTTTCGTTGAACTTTGGAACAGATTTTGTTGTTACCTTATAAAAGGTATTTCCGTCCTGCTCATATCCTTGAGATCGCAAATCATCTATTGCGCTTGATGGCATTTGTCCAACTTTGCCGGTGCTCAAATTTTTTATCTGCCATGCTGCTGGAGATCCACCAACTATTTGCAAGACAGCTTTTCTTTCTTCTGGGTTTGCTTCGTAGTCGGATAATGACTTATTGAAATTATCAAGACGCTGCCTATATGCAGCTGCTGCAGATTCGTACTGAGGCATTTGCACTTCTTTGTATTGCTTAACGGCAGCCTCATAGGGAGCCATTAGCTCATCGCGCTGCTTCTGATACGCAGCGTATTCAGACTCGTACTGACCAGTCATCGCCTCAATGTTTTGCTTGTACTGTTCTGCAATGCGAGTCAGGTCAGACTGCTTACGCAGCATCATGCGTTTCTGATATGCGGTCGCCATTACTGCATCCTCATGCCAGTGCCAAGGGTTGTGGCCTCAACGCCGAGCTCAGGGGTCATGCGCTCCTGAGACAGCAGCGATCTGCGACCACCTCGAGTGCGAGCCCTGAGTGCAGATGCTTCCTGCTGTGCAGCCTTGCGACGCTCCTCATCAGCAGCGGCTTGAACCTCAGCTGCTTTCTGCTCCATTGCCAGCTTGTTCTCTTTGTACTGCAGCTGCTGCGCGTCAAACTGCTGACGAGCCAGATCGGACTGCTGCTGCAGCGACGTGCTCTGCTTTTGGTACTCTGCCGTTTGACGGGCGACCTCAGCACGCATTGCCTCTGCGTCAGCCTTCTGCTGTTGCAGGGCGCGGCTTTGCTGGCGCTCTGCGTCCTGTCTTGCTTTGCGCCCCTCATAAGCGCTGTATGCGGTTGTGGCAACTATTGCCGCTGCTACCCATCCAGCCATTTCACTTCTCCTTTCTGGCTATCACCTAATCCGCACTCAGGCACCTCGTACAGACGCGCCTCGAGCTCATCAATGTTTCGGCAGTTGTCTGGGTTTTCGTATATGTCAGTCCAGACAACCTTTTCCTCGTACACCCTGCCAGCACGCTGAAAGCCAGCAGGCGCATCAAACTCGCACGGTGCGATCAGCACCTTGATGCCATCATCCGTGTTGACTGCGATCACCCCAGCCTCAAGCCGCACCCGGTACGCGGTTTTGTGCGCAGCTCCGGTCAGCACCGTGAACGGCGGGACGATGATCGTTCGCTCATAGATCCCAGGCAGGAACTTGTGCAGCGTCACGATCTCGGCCTGCGGCATTTCCAGTAAAGCGTTCTGCAGCTTGACCACCTCCTGGCGCATGAGCTCAGAAGGCACCTTGCCCTCAAAGATGGTCAAGTCATCCATGCAAAAGATTCTATTGAAGTCTGGACATGCATCAATCAGTGTGATTGCTCTGCGATATATCAGGCGAAGATGTCGAAGTCAGTCCCGGCCTGTACCTGTGCCGGTGGTCTGCCGCCGAGCTGGTGTTGCCTTGTCATGCGGTTGTACTCACCGCCACCCAGCATCAGGTATCCAAACGAGTCGCCGATGTGCGAATGCTCGTTCTTGTTTGGCGCGTCCCTGAACCGTTCCTGCCCAGCGCCGATGGCCACCCGCTTGAAGTGGTATCCACCGCCCAGGGCTTTTCTCAGCAGCTTGCACTTGCGGTTGACGATCAGGCCTGGCTTACCTTGGATTAAGCGCTGCATGGGCGCTGCAGCGGCTTCTCGGCGCACCTTGAAATCGTTGCTGGCAGTGGGCTGTGCCCGCAGGCCCAGCGTCTTTAAGAAGTCAAACGCCGTGACCTCATAGATCGCATCTCGAGCCATACCTGCCGGGTCGCCCCAGACCAGTACCTGGTGATTCGGGTAGGCAGCATTCAACTCTGCCAGCAGCTGGTGGCCAAAGCGCTCCAAGCCCATGTCGAAGGTGACGATCTCGTCGTGGATAACCCAGCGACCGTTCGGCAAACGCTGGCCAATGGTGGCTGCAGGCGTTAAACCAAAGTCCAGCCCGACCTGGATCGGCACGGTCGGATCGACCTCGGTGTCACCTGACATGGTGCCGTCCTCATACTCTGGCCAGACGGGGCGACCTTCCTGCACATAGGTGTACTGCCCGCCTGCGTAGCACTTGATCCAGTCAAGGTTCTTGCCCAGCAGCATTTGCTGGTAGTAGCCACCTGGAAGATTGTTGATGTTCTCTGCACGCGGGTTGACCTTCCACCACTTGCCTGCAGCGAACACATGGTCATTTGCCTCTGGGTTGTCTGGCAGCTCCTCCGGCACGACATCGATGACCCCGCCTGGTTGCTTCCAGAACTTCCAAGCATATGCGCCGGTCATCTTTTCCTTCTCGGCCATGTTGTGCCACCAGTGGTCATCATCCATCGGGTTGGTGTCCATCCATATGCCGTGCCAGGTCGCGCCGCCATCCCGCTTGGTCGGGTATCGACCGACCCGGTGCGTCAGGCCATCGATGACGGCCTTGGGGAGCTCGCGGGCTTCGTTGACCCATGCGCCGGTGAGCTCAAGCGAGAGCAGCTTTCTAACGTCCTTGGGCTGGTCGAGCGCCAGAAAGATGACCTCGCAGTCGATACCAGCAGCATCACCCCTTGCTGGCAGTCGGATGTGGTGGGTGATCGGTGGAGTCCACAGCATCGGGCCGAACGTGGACTCTGGGAACAGATCCAGCCAGGTTTTGATCGTGGTGGTTTTCAGCATGGGGTAGCTGTTCCTGACCACTGCCCAGCGGGTGTACCGGATGTTGTCGATAGGGGAGGGCTTCTGCTTGATGGCTTTGAGGAAGATTTCTGCAGCACAGGCATATGATTTCCCAGACCCTACGGGGCCCATTAGGCCACGCGTAAATGCCTTACTGCTAAGAAAATCGAAGATGACGGGACTCTGAGAAAAGTCCAACCGCAAGCCGCCAGCCCCAATCTCCTTGTCGCTTTGCTCCTTTGTTCGTGCCATTAAACCCTCGCAAACTCTTTGTGATTCTCAAGCATGAACTGCCGCGCCGCAGCCACAGCGTCATCCAGCTCAGAGAACCGACCAACGTGATGCCTGACACCGTTGACACGCACCCTAACGCGCCACTTGCCAGATTCGGAATCCCATTGCACGTTTTTGTGACCTGACGTGCTGTGACGCTTTGCCTTGGCGTTATGCATGTTCTGCGCCCTGGTGGCAGCACGCAAATTCTCAAGTCTGTTGTCAGACCTGTCGCCGTTGATATGGTCAATCTCAGGCGGTGGCTCCCCGAGATACAGTGCCCAAGCAAGGCGATGAGCCAGCACAGGCTTGTTCTTCAAAGTCAGCTTGATGTAACCGGAGTAATGCACAGATCCGGCTTCGCGGCCTACGTCACACAGCTTGCGGTTGTTCACCCTTTGGGGGATTTTTTCCCAAAAGAATTTGCCGCTTTCTGGTTCGTATCGAAGGTGCTCCGTGGCGTATTGGATGATTTCTTTGTCCATTTACCAATCGTAGGGGCAACCACTGACGACGACAACTGTTCGGTTGACACCTTGCCACGTTTCCTCCAGAGACTCATTGCTCGTTTCTTGGCGGTGCTACTACGTTCACATCGATCACAGACGGCTTGTCCGACCCATCGTCCGGGTTGTCCAGCAACCCAGAAGCCTTGGCCAGCAGACGCAGCACGCCCACCTTGTCGTACAGCTCGATTTCCAAGGTGTTGTTCCCATCCTTGTCCGTCTTGACCGAGATCTTCTTAATCGCCTGCAACGCATGTTCTGGGATCTGGTGCGAAGCCTTGACCTTCACATTGCCCATCTCATCCCAGGTCATGATGTCGGTCAGCTTGGTGTTGGCCATGCACAGCAGCGCATAAGCCACCGCCTCCCGGTTCTCGAGGATGGTTGCAGAGCGCTCCAGCCTTCTCTGCACAGACCTGACCCCGCCCCAGTTGGTCAGGGGAGGGATCACATTGGTTTGCTTAGGGCGTGCCATCAGAACGGAATGTCAGAATCATTCTGCGACTGGTACCCATTGGCCTTAGCCTGGTTATGCGCAGACTGTTGGATCGAACACGGATCACCAATCTGGCAGCTGTAGAACGTCTGGCCAGTCGCATCCTGTTTTGTCCACGCCTTGAACCAATGCAGCGTGCCATCCGGCAACATAATCCGACCATCCAAGTCAGGATCTTTTTTGCCCTCACGCTTTTTCTTGTTCGCAAACAAACTGCCCTGCCCAGGCCGATGCTCAAATGCCATCTTCATTTCCTTTCAAGTAATTGGCGGGGTACTCGCTCCACTGGTTCTTTCTCATCGCCGGTGGTGCAGTCCGACTTCCCCAGCATCCGCTTTCCCCCATGAACCGCAAAAACCCTTTCGGGCAAAATAGTCAGAAAAATTTTGGTGTAGTCCCCGCAACGACAGCGTGAGGGGGAGGGGGGAAAGGTGCCCTTTCGGCAACTGTCTCACCCGCCGCAGCCAGCCTGACCGTTTGTCCAACCAGCTCGAGCCAGGCCTGCTTCCGACCAGACACGTCAGCTGCCCCCCCGCCTGTCCAGATACCCGACGGACGTATGGGTTTTGGACAGACGCATTTAAACGCTCTGTGAGCCGTTTTCACTGTCCACCCATGTCTGCCTATCACCCGACCCCTGATCGCAGCTTGTAGGTACCTTCTGGCGCGTTTAAACGGCATCAGCATTTCACAGCTGGTCTGCAGATAGCGTCAGCAAGGCCAGTAGCAGCTCCTCGCCGGTCGGTACACCCAATCCTTCCGCTTGCTGTTTGGACAACAGCGTTTGACAGGTTGCGCATAACTCATTGTCAGTTATACCACTGTCAATTAATTTCATTGTCAGTTCATTGTTTAAAGTTACTTTTAATTCTCTTTCAATTATCTTGTTAAATAACCTTCTATTACCTTCTACTTCGATCTTCTGGGCAACCTCCTGACGTTGCCTATGATGTTGCCTATGAGAGCCCTTTTGGTTGCCTATGGAAGCCTCCTCATTGGCTACCTCTTGGTGTTGCCTATGGACTGTCTTTTTGTTGCCCATGATTTCCCCTATTGGTCTTGGTTGAGAGTGTTTGATGTTCCCGTTCATGTTCAGTCCTGACAACATTTCAGCCAGTCTGATCTTGTTGGCGCGGATCTGTTCTGGGCTCAGGTCTGGCAGTCCATCTGCTGCCAGCTTGGCATCGTTCTGTTTCATGGTTGGCGACCTTGTATCCTCAATGCTGCTGGTGATGGCCACGGCATCCTCGGCTGTGACGCTGGGATCGAAAATGACCTGCAAGGTGTTTGACCGTTCGCCCCTGAATCCCTTGCTGGCAATGGTGACGTACCCCAAGTCTCTGAGCTTGGTCAGCTGCCTGGTGATCGACTGCCGACTGACCTTGAAGTCCTGAGCGAGCCGCTTCTGGCTGACCCAGGTGATGCCAGCCCGGTTGGTGTAACTGCACAGGGCCAGCAAAACCTTCAGCATCCCGTGCGTGATGGCAGGGTCGTGGATTGCTCGAGCCGGAATCACCGCGTACTTCTTCTGGAACGGCTGCTCCTCCTTTTCCCTGACCTTGGGCTTTTTGGGTAGCTTGAAGTCCACGACGTTTGAGGGCAGGGCGCTTATTGCTTTGGCCTGCCTCATAGGTCTGGGTCAATCCAAAACCCAGCATGAAAGATCAGCGGGATAGGATCATATTCATCGCCTTCAGCCTCCATTAACTGCTTTTGTAGACCTATGCACTTCTCATGCAGCTCCAGCACCTTGGCGTAAAGCTCTTTGCCTTCCTCTTGGTACTTGTTATGCAACCTTTTCAGATCGTTAATCTCTTTCGGTGTCATGTATTTTTCTCCTTCAACGCCCGTTCTACTGCCGCGCCATAAAACACCCAGTCAGCTGACGCGCAACCAGCCTCAACGGCAATATTGGCGTGCTCCTGCTCTGTCAGCCCTTGCCATTCGCGCTGTGGTGGGGCGGTGTAAAAAGCCTCCTCTGTCCATGTTTCTGTTCCGTCTGCATGAACTTTAACCAGCGTTCTAATAAATCCTGTTGGCACTGGTTCAGCTGCGCTTAGTTTGTAGCGGAGTGCGACCGCAAGTTCTGTACGAGACTCAGGCCAAGATGGGCCGGGATATTCCAGAACCTTCAGCACCTGCTGCGCTTCCTCTCTGGTCAAAGTAATCATGCTGTCCCCCGCGATCTGTAAATGCTCACCGTCTTGCGCTCAACGCAGCACTGACAGACCCACCTGGCCGTGCTCCTGAGCCGCCTAAACTCACCGCCTGCAAGCTCTCTAACGGCCTGACAGCTGGTGCAAAACCTCACTCCCAGATGTCTATGACCATTGCCAGGAAGGCCGCAAAGCCCGCCATCATCACCAGAATCCCGCACAGCATCGCCACCACGCCTGCGATCATCATGTAATTGCCCATCGGTGACTCCTTTCATTTTTTGTATCTCCTCACCATCTCGTTGCGCAGCTTGGTTCTCGCTTCCGTGCCGCGCTCTTTTTCAATCCCGTTCAGGTAGTCCAGCTTGCTGATACGGGGCTTTCTGGCTTTGTCAGGAAGGCTCAGAGCCCACCTGACTTCGCACTCATGCCGCCATGCCTCGCTGTGCGTACAAACCTGCACGCCGTCGAGCTCCACCGTCTGCGGCGACCAATGGCTGCGGTTGCAGATTGGACAATACTCACAGACCAAGGAAGCGCCTGTGATAACGACGCGCAGCTTTCATTGCTGCGATGACACCGAGGCCGCTGCACTTCCACAGCCAGAAGCAGCGCCAGAACTTGCGTACCTTGGTCATTTGACGCGCCTCATTTTCTTGGCCTGCTCGTCCTCGATCATCTGCTTGCGGATGCGCTTGAACTTTTCAGCCAGATCCATTGCGGTGCCGCCAGGCTTGTACTTCCATTCGGGATTCCACACGCTGGGCGTGGTGTCTTTCTTCGGTTTCTTCACTTGCTCAGGTGCCAACTTCAGTTTTGGTTGCATTGTTTCTCCTTTCCACGCACCAGCTGCAAAACCACCGCTGGCGCAGCCCATCTTCTGATTTAACGTACTGACCGTCCTTCCTGTACCGGCTCTGGCGGCAGCTGTTGCACCACTTGGCCGACAGGGCAGAAGTCAGAATCGTGCTGTGTACCCATGATCTCAGCGCTTGTTGTCCACGATTCGCCATAGGTTGATCCCCTTTCCCGATCTATCTTCCCGCTCCTGCCGCTGCATCTGCAGCAGGCTGCGTCTTGTCATCTTCTTGAGCACGCCGTACAGCGCCTCGTAACCCACCGCATGGCCTTGCAGGATCAGCTCCTCATGCAGCTGCACCGTGGTCATGGGGCCGAAGTCCACCAGGATCTCCACGATGGCCTCGCGCACCTCTGACTTCTCCTGCTGCCCCTTGTTGTAATGACCAAGCCCAACCCGAATGACCTGACGGCCTTCGGCTGGTGCCAGCGTGACCTTCTCGCCTGCCAGCTGCCTGACGACGAGATCCCAGTTCATTTGAGCTGGTCGCGCATCATTGGAATGAAATGCTCGAGGCGCAGGCACACTCGCCAAGGCTGCCCATTGCGCCTGTACATCAGCACCGGCACTTCGCCGGGTGACGCGCAGGCCTCGACTTGTTCGCTCCATTGGTCAATCCTCAATGTCTCCTGACGCTTCACCTCAATGCGGAACTGGGCGACCGTCAGATCATCTGCCCCGTCACGTGCCTGACCCAGATTGCGCTTGACCACAAAACCCAAGTGCTCAGAGAGCAGGGCGGCAAGCTCACGTTCGCCAGCGGCTCCCTTGTTACGTTTGCCTCGTCCGTTCATGCGGCCTCACGATCCGGCGAGTATTCGCCATGCTGTTGCTGCCACCGCTGGTACTTGCCCGTTGCCAATGGCTTTAAGTCTGTCCACCCGATTGGCCACCCCATCAGCCACTCGACCCAATCGGGGTTCAGCGTCCCACCACCTGCTGGCGTTTCCTCCACTGCAAAAATCCGACGAGCCAGCTGATCCGTCCTGTTGCGGTCTGGCAAATGCTTGGTCATGCCAGGCGTGTCCTTCCAATCCCGCGCCGATGGTGTTGGCCACATGTGCTGGTTGCTCACCTGATCGCGCAGGTTGGCCGGTTTGCTCCTGCCCGGACGCGCTACCGTAGCCTCCCGATGCAACGCTTCGGCCGACTTCGGCGGCAGGCTGTCCATCGTGGTTGGTGTAGCCCAGAATCCAGATGCGCTTTCTTCGATGGGGGGCACCGACATCGTCTGCTCCCAGCACGCACCATTGCGCATCAAACCCCATTGCGGCCAAGTCTCCGAGAACTCGTCCAAGTCCTCGAGCAACGAGCATTGGGCTGTTTTCCACGAACACGAATCGCGGTCGTACTTCGCAAACCACCCGCGCCATTTCTGTCCAGAGTCCTGATCGCTCTCCGTCAAGGCCGTCGCCTTTGCCTGCGATGCTGATGTCTTGGCACGGAAACCCTCCTGAAACCACGTCAACAATTCCGCGCCACGGTCTGCCATCAAAGGTTCGGATGTCATCCCAAACCGGGAAAGGCGCGAGTGTTCCGTCGTTTTGTCTGGCCAGTAATATGCTTCTGGCATAGGCGTTGAACTCGACGGCGCAGACAGTGCGCCAACCAAGCAGGTGGCCTCCAAGAAGGCCGCCACCAGCGCCTGCGAACAGTGCCAGCTCATTCAAGCAGACCTCAGCATCTTGTCCAAGCGTGTCTCAGTGGTGCTGTAACGCTCCCTGAGTGCCTGGTGGACGAGCTCGTCAACGATGGATGCCCGCGAGCGGCGCTGATCCCGCGCAGCCTGGTCGAGCAGGGCGCGTGTCTCAGGGCGCAGTCGCATCATGAAGTGCTTGAATTCCGAACGCATGTCCAATCTCCAAAAGGTAGTATTGCGCGACGGTATACCAAAATTCAAACGATGCCAATGGTTGCAGCATTGTTAACGTCGCGCAAAAGATACGTTTGAGTGCTTGACAGATGTATCGGCGAGATATATTTTTCGTCTTACGGTTATTCCCGACCGCGACCACCGAGATCCAGGAGTCGAAACATGGCACCGCACACAGGCAAATTTGTCGCCTACTACCGCGTATCAACAGACAAGCAGGGCCGCTCCGGCCTTGGCCTTGAAGCACAGCAAGAACTTGTTAGGAATTTCCTCAATGGAGGCCGCTGGTCTGTAATTGGTGAATTCACCGAGATCGAGTCCGGTACTCGCAAGCGACTCAAGAACCGCCCAATGCTCAAGGCAGCACTTGAGCTTGCCCGCAAACAGAAAGCCACTTTGGTAGTCGCCAAGCTTGACCGCCTAGCGCGTGATGTTCAGTTCATCAGTACTCTGTTGAACGGCAACGTAAAGTTTGTTTGCGCCGACATGCCTGAAGCTGACCGCACGTTCCTCCAGATGGTCAGCGTTTTTTCCGAATACGAAGCCAAACGGATCTCAGAGCGCACCACCGAAGCGCTGGCAGCATTAAAGCGCCAGGGCAAAAAGCTGGGCAGCCCGTCGCCTGAAATCGGCAGTGCTGAGGGCGTAAAAGTTCTTAAAGCAAACGCTGACGCTTATGCAGAGCGCGTTGGCCCTGTCGTGCGAGACATCATCCGCAAGACTGGCTCATCAACATTGCGCGAGATCGCCGAGGCACTGACTGCTCGAGGCGTTGAAACGCCACGCGGCAATATCGACTGGCGTGCCAGCCAGGTATCTAACCTGTTGAAAAGGATCAAATGATGAAGGGGTTCATTTTTGTGGCCGGGTTTTATGCAGCCTTCGCTGGGTTGGCCGTTGCCTTGGAAAAGACAGGGATTGTTTCAGACGGGCTGATGGTGGCTTTCTTTATGTTTGCAATTGGACTTCCGGTTGTCGCAGTAATTATCGGCAAGGCGAAAAAACGACGTAACGAAGCAAAGATCCGAGCTGCTAAAAATCAGCTGGTTGAGCAGTGGGCAGACCGCGATATTGCTGAGTGATATACTGTGTAAAAATACAGTATGTTTATTATAAGGATATTAATCAATGACTTACCAACCTGTTAAGCCACTTGATGGGCAGCGCGATCTCGAGAGAAAAACTGTTGCCAAATATTTCAATCGTGTTGGACGCGGCCTAAACTGCAGAATTGATGTTCCTATTTTGGTCATTGATGACGTGAAATGGGCAGCCAAGATCTTTGGCGAGCTATCCAAAGACCTGACCCAAATTGCCTGGGAGGATGACCGCACCGACATCTGGCGGGTGCTTGAGGCCAGGTACGCAATGGAGGCTGCCAAGCGCCAGCTGCACCAGCGCAACGAGAAAAAAGTTGGAAAAGCAGAATACAAAAAGCTCACCAACAATCCCTACAGGTAGTAGATCAAGCGGAAATACCCGTTTGAATTTTTATAACGCTGTTTAACCACATGGAAAAGGAGAAAAGCTTGGATAAACATAAGCAAACATGCGGTGTTTCCCGCGCATATGTGTATTGCGGTTATTCAAATCGCAACAACTACATACGGGGTTTGTCGCATAATTTGTATTCCGGTTATTTGACCGGCATACACAAGATTCTTGCACCGCAGCAAGACCCTGATACCCCTGTTTTGATCGTCAGCGCCGTCGGCATTTTGGCCGTCATTGCCCTGGCGATCCTTACCTGACGGGGGTTCAACATGCTCCCCGTTACCGGTCGCGATCTACGCGATGCGCAACTTGCGCTTTTTGAGCACAGAGACACAGAGTTTCTGTGCCACTGTCGAGCACTAGCCGTTGAGATAGCTCGAACACAAGGCACTGTGTGCATCAATGACATAAGAGCACAGCTGCGCTTGCCCTCAGAAATGCACCCCAGTGTCCTTGGGGCTGTTTTCAAATCAAAAAAATTTACCCCGGTTGGTTACACCGAGGCCACCCACAAGGCGGCTCACGCCCGCGTTGTGCGCGTCTACAAACTCACGGAGGAAAACTAATGGCTGGTAAGAAAACCCCCGATGACATCATGTCTGCGTCCCGACTGCCTGCCCTGCTGGGCCTGTCTCGGTACGCCACCCCAAACGACGAGCTCATCTACAGCATCAACGCCATCAAAGGCAATGAGCGCGAGGATAAGTCCAACGAATCTATGCGCTGGGGCGACCGCCTTGAGGCGCTGATCCTGAAGGAAGCAGCAGAGCGCCTGCAGCTGTCCGAGCTGGCCACCGAGTTCAATGCGGCTTTCTACCACCAGACACTGCCGCTGTGCTGCAGCCTAGATGGGTACGCAGACGGTCGCGGGCAGATCATCCGCACTGACGAAGATGCAGGCATCTACGTCATTGGTGCCGAGCAGATTGAGCTCGCAGGTCACGGCGTGCTGGAAGCCAAGCTCACAGCTGTGTCGCCAGAGGAAGTGCCTGCGCTTTATCGCGGCCCGGTGCAGCTCCAGGCACAGATGGACATTCTGCAGGCCAAATGGGGCGCTGTCTGCGTGCTGTATCAGGGCACGGCGCTGCGCATCTTCCTGTTTGAGCCGCACGTTCAGACGCTGGCAACCATCAAGGCTGCGGTGCTGGAATTCCAGGACAAGCTGGAGCGGTTCCGCGCTGACGGCACGATTGATTACTACCCACCAGCAACCAGCGAAGATGCCGATCGGTTGTGGCCAGCAGCTGAAGATAAGGTCGTGCAGCTCGACACTGAGGCTGAATTACTGGCCGAAAAAATTGCAACAGCAAAAGCCACAATTACCAAAGCCGCAAAGGATTGCGCGGATGCAGAAAAGGATCTGAAAGCATTGCTTGGCACCGCCAGCAAAGGCATTGCAGGCCGGTTTGAGATCCGCTGGCCGATGCGTAATTACCAAGCGCAGCCCGCAAAGACAGTGCCTGCAAAGGCCGCGTACACCATCCGGCAGTCCACCCTTAGCGTGAAGGAACTGGCATGAAAAGCCTCGACCTGCGACCGCTGGAGCTCGCCCATGCCCGCGCCGTCAATGCACTGATGGGCAACATCCCAAAGCTGTCCAACGATGATGCCTGCGAAATCATTGAGGCACTGATGGCCGTCGTTTTTGAAACACTCAAACAATACGCACAGGAGGAAGATGATGCAGCTGACTACAACTAATCGCCAAGGCTTTGCCCCGACCACGCTGGGTGAAGCGATGGATTTCAGCCACATGCTGGCCAAGTCCCAGATGGTGCCGAAGCAGTACCAGGGCAAGCCGGAGGACATCATGGTCGCAGTTCAATGGGGATATGAAATTGGTTTGCAGCCCATGCAGGCGCTGCAAAACATCAGCGTCATCAACGGCAAGCCGAGCGTATACGGTGACGCAGCGATGGCGCTGGTGCAGGCCAGCCCCGTCTGCGAAGGCGTGGACGAAAGCATCGAGGGCGAAGGCACACCGAACCCGGTCGCCGTCTGCATCGCCAGACGCAAGGGCAGGAACCCGGTGATCGTTCGCTTCAGCGTTGAGGATGCCAAGCGGGCAGGGCTGTGGGGCAAGCAGGGGCCGTGGCAGGCGTATCCCAAACGGATGCTGCAGATGCGAGCTCGAGGCTTTGCCCTGCGTGATGCCTTCCCTGACGTGCTCAAAGGGCTGATTACCGCTGAGGAGGCGCAAGATTACCCAGACGAGGCCAAGCCTAGGCCGATCAAGGATGTCACGCCCATGCCAGCCAACCCGCTGGATGTGATCGCGCCGCCCAGCCTGCCGGAGCCGGAGCCGGAGCCTGAGCCAGTCGAGGCAGTGACCGTGGACGAGTATGTGCCAGACCTGGACGAATCCGATTTGCAGAACGATTCTGCAGAATCTGCAGAACCTGCTGCAGAACTCGATGTGATAGACGGCGTGCCAATCATGGTTCCCGGCAAGGCCGAGCCGCACGCAGTGTTTGCCAGCCTGGATGACTGGGCAGCTGCGCTGGAGGATCTGTTCGACAAGACCGCCAGGGCAGGTAAGCGCCCGGTGCGCGAGCGCATGACCATTTTGAAAGAGTTGCGGCAGCTGAACGAGGAGAACTTGCAGCGCGTTGAGCTCACCAAAAAGACGGCACTGATCTCAATGTACGGCAGGCGCATCAGGGCGCTGGGTGCGCAGCTGACTGAGGAGGAAAAGGAAGCGGAGAAAAAAACCCCGGCCTAAGCCGGGGCAAAGTCGCGCCGATCACGGCTGAAGGATCACTTTGATCTTAAGGTTTCGTATTGGGCGTAGCATTGTTTGAGGGCGGCTGTGAGTTCGTCGGCTTCTCTGGCGAGCCTGACAGCCACTTCAGCGTCCTGTCGGTAAAGCTCTCTTGGGGTACATCCACCTTGTCCAGGGCCGGTGGCACCGGGCAAGGCACTGCCCTCGGGGGGGCGGTCGGCGCGCTTGCGCAGGCTGTCAATAG